TTTTTGCAATAAATCACGCGCTCTGTCAAGCATTGTTTGCGAACGTTTCCATGATGCAAGCCAATACTCATAAGCTCCAAGCTCAATCCAGCCATTGGAAGACTCACACCAGACAGTAAATTTATAACCATTGCCAAACTTAAATAATGTAGACACTTCGGAACGGGCTTTTTTAATTGCTGTTGTTTTATTGATTTTCATTTGATTTGATTTTTGATTTTGAATACCCAAGTTCTCTAGCCAACTTCAAGTTGCGCTCGATCCATGGGTGACACCCTTCTGTCTGGTTTGACTCAGGATGCTGTGTGTTTAAGTATGTTGACCCAGCCATGCAGACTTGGAGAAAGTTTGAATGATCATAAAGAAGTTTTCCACTTCTTCCTGCAATATGGTGAATACTTAGGTTTTCTAAATTGCCACAAATTTCACAGTTTACTACATTGTAAGACTTCTTTGCTAATTTATATTTAGCCAGCCTGTCTTTCATTTTATTGCTAACTTGCTTAATTGCTTTTCTTGGCTTGACTACAATGGTTGAAGTCTTTGTGAATTTTAACCAGTAAGTTACAACGCTTTGTAACAGCCCAAGTTGCTTTGCTAGGTCACGAGGGCGCATTTCAGCATTGTTCCTAATAAATTTAATTTCATCTTTCGTTGCTTGTTTGCGTGGCTTCATTTATTTATTAAAAATCTTACCATCTACCAACAATCCTTCTTTCGTGAGAAGATCAATAGCTTTTTGGATTTCTGTTTGGGACGATTATCAACGATTGTTCCATCAGAGTCCTCGTAGTAAATCTGTTTACCCTCGGAATCTTTAATTTCAAATGGGAATTCTTTGATCTTTAATTGTTTGGCGATTGTCATGTTATTATTTATTAATTGCATTTATATTGCGACCTACAATTTTTACAAATGCAGCATTGTCAATATATCCCGTCCCATCATGGAATCGTTCAAGTTGATACGGATTGTATCGCACTGTTGTCATTTCATCATCAGGAACTTGTTCGACAAGATTGCCAATAATAAACGCATGAACATTCTTGCGCTTCTCACTTAGAACTCGTTGCCTACCTTTCTCGTATACTTTAAACTTCACGTCTGCCAACATTATTTCATCTGCGTGTCTAGTGACTTTCCACTGACCATTTACTTTTTCTTGGATGGATAGTTTTTTACGATGAAGATTAAAGTAAACACGAACTTGTTTGCATGTTGTTGACATAAGAATTAAGTCCAAGGCTTTTCACTTTGGGAATACATTGGACGAACAGGGCCTGGACTTGAAAGAAAACGCTTTGTAGCTTTATCAAACCAAGTGTTTGTCATTGGAATCTCACCAGTGGCACGTTGCTTGCGACAGATTAGTTTACCGCAAGGAGTAGACTCCCAGAACTCTTGCATTGCATCGTCTGGATAATCATTGGCTTTCATCTCTGCAAGGCGCTCATGCTTTGAAACATCGCGCCATACCGTAATAATGTTGTCTGGCATATTGCCCCATTCACTAGCACCTTGAATTTCTGCAATAGCTGGTGGGCTACTGACCCCTTCTCCACTCTTACGTGGATGAGCAACAACGTGGACATGCACAGGATAATTAGATGCAAAGACGCGAATATTATCAATGGCTTGTGCTTGTGCTGTATTATCACCACGATCGACATCCATTGTCATGACGTTATCAATAACAAAATTAGTTACTCCATACCGTTTGTGGGCATGAATAAACATGTTGATGAGTTTTAGAGGGTTTGCTTTTTCTCTGCTTTTGTAAATAAAGCAATGCTCACTAAGGTATTTGAATGCTTTATCAAAATCATCATTAGCAACAATCTCTGAACTACCAGTCATATTCATCAATATGGAACCAAACGTTCGCTCTGGAGGCTGTTCAAAAGAAGCAACAACACTCATCACCCCACGCGCAGCTAAGTTAGCAACTTGATTTTGCACGGCTTGAGACTTGCCTTGCGAAGTGTATCCAAACCATAAAGTAATCTCATGCTTACGGAATGTAAGGTCAAAGCCCGGTAGGAAGAATGGATCGCCATCAAAAAGATAGTCGCCACGAATGAAGTCAATAACTCCACTCTTCATCTCCTTGGCATCTACAATCTCGTCAAGCTGACCTTTGGCAGTAGAGTCAATAAGATTTATAATCTCCCCGCCACGACCAGCTTTGAGCATGTCATTAGCGTCCTTGAGTGGGAGGTTTACAATGATGCATTTGTCAATGCCAAGCCTTGCTGCAACATCTGCCGAGCATTTCTTGCCAGCAGCATCACTGTCCATAATAAGAACAATGGTATCAAAGTAAGAAAGATATTCATAATCCTCCTTAATCCAGTTCATGTTTGACACGCCAGAAGGAATTGAAACAGCAGGAAGTCCAAGTTCATATAGAGCCAAAGCGTCCCATTGACCTTCTACAATAATCAACCGATCACTATTAGAAGAAGGATCACAAACATCTTTACCAAACAAATTGTGAACAGGGTTTGCGCTGCTCCACATTGTTTTGTCATTATTGGGCATCCAGTGTTTAGTCAGGCTAAGCCGTGATTCGCAGTCATAGTGGGGGAAAATAAACTCTCCACGACTTCCTGATCCAACACTGTAAGTCTCTAATGTCTTTTTATTAATCTTACGAGTAGCAGCATATTTAATGCAATCTTCATTGAGAGGTTGGATTAACTCTGCTAGCTCTTTGTAATTTGATGACTTGTTTGCCCCTGAAAAGTTTTGAATAGGAGCTACATTGAGAAAATTACCAAGCCATGCAATACTAGCGGGGATAGAAATCCCTTTAACTAGATGCACAAGCTTCCATGCGCTGCCCTTAATTGAGGGATTTGCATGGTCATAGAATTGCCCAATGTTATACGTCTTAGTTGAAATGCTAAGGCTGTCGCCGGGATTGCCATCAATGTTGCCAATGCGGTAACACCCAGTTTGTTTCTTAGCTGCGGGAAACAAGGTTAGAACGAACTCGTCAATGCGATATTCTAGCTTTGTTTTAATTTCTTGTAAGTCGTATATTGTCTTTGTTTCAGTCATCATTAAATTGCTTTTGATTTATTTCTTCTATTGCTTTTGTTACAGGATCAAACCCAATGGTTGCTGCCATTGAGCCAATCAAAGAAGTAACAAAATTCAATCCTATTGCATCAGCCATAGGAACTAACATCATTACTTGATTCATATTCTTCTCCATGATTTCAATGCTTTGCGCATCAGGAAGTTTTTTGAATTCATCTACGTATTCAGAATTTTCTTCTGATTCACGCTTAAATGCTTCTGTTATTTCTTTTTGAAGAAATGTCGTTAAATCTCCAATCTCGATAATAATGTTTCTTAATCCTTCGTGCGGATCTTGTGCTCCTTCCCGTTGATCTTGATCACATTGGTTTTCAGATTGATCACAATTTCCGCTGTCGGTTCCGTCATGCTTTTGGTTCTCTTCCATAAATTATTTTCGTCGCAAGTCACATAGTCAATTGAAGCATCTTTACATGCTGCAATTAAATCAATTGCTTGGTCTTTAGATGATAGGTCAACAATTACTGAGTTGCCTATTTTTTTGCAAATACTTGCAAGACTTCTTACATTTTTAGCTGACAATCCAATCTCTTCAGCTTTTTTAAGGATAAGATCTTTGTCTTCTTTCTCAATTTTAGAGTAAAATGCTTCTTTGTGGTGGCTAAATGATAGATTGAACTTTCGTCCATTGTATTCCTTGAACACGCTTACTGCTGTCACGATAGTATTGTAGGCTTTGTCAGATACTTCAATTACCTGACTTACATCAAATTGATTGCCAAAATAGTTTTCTAGTTCTGACGTGATACTGCCAAGCAGCCAAGTTGAATAGTCGTCAATTTTATCGGTTACTTCACGCGCTACAAATATCCGATCAATTACTTTATAGGCTTGCTCTAAAGTAGGAGGATTATCTGATCTCATTACAGCTTGCCCACCATCTCTGATGATGAAATGCTCTGAAATCGGATCTGTTACAATCTGCATTAAAGCAGCAACATCTTGTCGCTTGTCGTCAATTTGATCAGGATGGCTCAGGACGGCAGTTACGTCAACTTTGGATACAACATGCACCTCAGTTAGTTGCGTCTCTTCTAGGCACTGTTCTGGCTCTCTGGTGAGCAACGAGATGAAATCTTCTACTCGCTTTTTAATTACTCCGCTATAAGCGTTCCCTGTAAGCTCTTTCCCATTTCGATATTGAGCTAAAAGTTCTGCAATAACGTCGTATGGAATTGAATATTCTTCACTTACCGCTCCGATGTCATCATTTTCTAATGGAATTCCGTCAAGATATACTGTGTCTGTCATTTTTATTCTTCTTCACTTGTTGTTTCTAACCCCAATCCATTGATTCCAGCTTGTCTAAGCAGTAAATCATATGCATTTGGTGGGTCAGGTTGGTTGAATTTGAAATTTGCTGCAAGTTTTAATTTGTAAAGAATGTGTTTTTCGTGAAAATTAACAACATCCCATTGACCAGTTTCTTTTATGAATTTTATTTCAAGAAACATTTTAGCTAGTTGTTGCCAATTTTCAATTATTGATACCTTCATCGTATTGATCTTGCATTTTTTGTAGGACTTTTCTTGCTATCCCAGCCATTTCAAAAATAACTGAAGCATCATCATTAATCAATAAGGAACTTCTCACCCCCCAAGGATCAGAAATTTCACGCAATGCATCAACCATTTCTGGCAAATTCATTGCTGCAACAGTATCTGCTTCCTTAACTACAATGTAATTTAACTGATCTACTCCCCATGGTGAAGGAGTGATGTCTTGTAAAATTGATTTGCTCATTGTTTTGTTTCAATA